TCAATAAGTTGGTAAAAGTAAAACCGAATTATCTGAAAGTGTCCCTGGATGCGTACAGCAATGAAAGCTACGAGCAGTTGCGAGGCGTGGCGGCATATGAAAAGGTTCGAGAGAACATAAAAGCGTATGCAGCATGGAAAAAAGAAAACAGTCCAGGCACATCCCTTGGAATCCAACAGCTTGCAAAAGAGCCGGAGGACGTAAAGAGATTTTACGATGCAAATAAGGACCTGGACGTTGACTACATTGTTTTCAGACCAGTGGAAAGCACCGCAGGAAGTTACTACAGGGATGAGAGGAAAAAGAGAGATGCGGAGGAAATAAAGAAAATCGTATCGGATATGGCGATGGGCGATGAAAGAGTAACACTCAATTTCAAATGGGGGTTGCTTAACAGGCAGGAAGAGAGATGCACCGCAAGTTGGGCGCAGATGGCTTTAAATGAAAAAGGCGAAGTCATGTACTGCTGTCATAAGCCGTATCAGATTATAGGTCATATCATGGACGAAGATATTCTGGCAAAGAAAATGGCGGCAGTAACGGATATGTCAATGTGTGACATACCATGCAGAATGACAGCCCCTAATCTGGAGGTCAAAAAGATGGAGCAGGCGAGAAAGGACGCTTGCTTTATTTAATTTTATCGGAGTTGAGAACGAAGCGAGGTGGTGACATTGGCAAATGACGAAAATCTGATACCTATGAACCGCCGAACAAAGAGCGAGCAGAGAGAAATCGCCACAGCAGGAGGTAAGGCATCCGGGGCAGCGAGGCGCAAGAAAAGAGATATGCGAAAGGCAGCCGAAATGTTACTGAATATGCCGGTATCAAGCAAGCAATCAACCATGAAAGCCACGCTCACAGCTTTAGGAATTGACGAAGAGGATATGGACTACAGTATGGGAGTTATGGCGGCAATGTTGGTACAAGCGGCAAACGGAAATGTAAATGCTGCAAAGTTCCTAAGAGATACCGCAGGACAGAACCCGACACAGCAGTTGCAGGAAAAAGAATTTGCTTATCGTAAAAAGCAAGACAGAGAGGCACAGAAAGCCGAGGAGGGATTTGGTGCTGATGGAGGTACACCTGTAGAAATATATCTGCCAGAAAAGGAGGATGAGGACGATGAGTAAAATCAAAGTCATACGACCACAGAAAGGTCCGCAAGAGAAGTTCCTTTCAACAACGGCTGATATTGCTATTTATGGTGGAGCCGCAGGAGGCGGAAAGTCATACGGATTGTTGATTGAGCCTTTGAGATATAAAGACAACAAGAGGTTCGGTGCTGTAATATTCAGACACGAATATAAGCAGATATTCAACCAGGGTGGCTTGTGGGATACGAGCAATGATGTATACGGCGATATAAAGGGAGCCGATGGAAGATACAGTGCAGGGATGTGGAGATTCAAAAACGGTATGAAGATAGCATTTGACTATATCAACCGTGATGATGATTTACAGAAGTGGCAAGGTTCGCAGATAACCATGATAGGTTTTGACGAGCTTACCCATTTTTCCGAAAAGCAGTTCTTTTATATGTTATCCCGAAATCGTAGTGTTTGTGGAGTAAAACCATACATGAGGGCAACTTGCAATCCGGATGCGGATTCGTGGGTTGCCAATTTTATTTCATGGTGGATAGACCAGGACACCGGCTACCCGATAAAGGAACGCTCTGGCAAGAAGAGATGGTTCGTCCGCATCAACGAAAATGTTATGTGGGCGGCTACCAGGGAAGAGGCAGTGCAGATTGCCCTTGATGCCAATATAGGCAGGGAGGAGGCAGAAACAATGCCGAAATCCGTAACATTCATCATGTCAACACTGGATGATAACAAAATCTTGATGAAAGAAAACCCAGGGTACAAAGCCAACCTGCTAGCCTTAACAGAGGTTGAGAGGGAACGGCTTCTCCGTGGTAACTGGAAGATTAAAGCCGCCGCAGGGTTAATGTTCAAGCGAGTAAAAGTAAATATGCTTGAAGAGATACCGCCGGACGTAACCAAGTGGGCGAGAGGTTGGGACCTTGCAGCCACATCCGAAGATGAGAAAGGCGACCCGGCATATACAGCCGGTGTTCTCATTGGCAAGAGGAAGAACGGACGCTACATTGTCGCAGATGTTATCAATAAGCGGCTAAGTTCGGCAGATGTGCGAGAGATTATAAAGCAGACCTGTATAACGGACAAGGCGAAGTATAAAAGAGTTGCAACAAGACTTCCGCAAGACCCAGGGCAGGCAGGAAAAGACCAGGCACAGAGCTTCTTAAAACTCTTAGCCGGTTTTACAGTCAAGTGCATTCCTGAATCCGGGGACAAAGTTACGAGAGCAGAACCGTTCTCGGCACAGTGGTTAGGACTTGAGGGAATGGATAAAGGCAACGTTGATGTGCTGATAGCTCCCTGGAACGAGATGTATTTCAACCAGCTTGAGAGTTTTCCAGAAAGCAAATTCAAAGATATGGTGGATGCAAGCAGTTCGGCATTTATAGAGATTGAGAGCGGAAATACATATTCCGCACCTCCGACAGATGGAGGACTGAACAAAGAAAGTTACTGGCGAAAGTGAGGTGGTAAAGATGGCCGATAACAAAGAAATTGGACGAATAGGACAAAGACGATATGGAGGAGTTATCTACGAAGAGTTCCTGCATGAACTTAGAGGCAAACGAGGGATAGAGGCTTACAGAGAAATGTCTGAAAATGACGATGTTGTAGGTGCTATCCTTTTTGCTATCGAAATGCTGGTTCGACAGACCGATTGGAACGTGGAGCCTGGAGGAGATAGCCAGGCAGATATTGATGCGGCAGAGTTTGTAGAAAGCTGCATGAATGATATGCAGAGTACTTGGATTGATACCATATCAGAAATCCTGTCATTCCTCACATTCGGATGGAGCTATCACGAGATTGTGTACAAACGAAGAATGGGGAGGACAAAGGACAGCAGAACACGAAGCAAATATTCTGATGGGCTTATCGGATGGAAGAAACTTCCGATACGAGCGCAGGAAACCCTTTACCAATGGGAGTATGACGATGAGGACAACCTGTTAGGCATGACGCAGATGCCGCCACCGTCATATAACCTGTATACTATTCCGATTGACAAGGCATTGCTTTTCCGAACCAAGAGCCGAAAGGACAACCCGGAGGGCAGGTCTATTTTGCGTAATGCGTACCGTTCTTGGTATTTCAAGAGAAGAATACAGGAGGTTGAGGGCATAGGCATTGAGCGTGACCTTGCAGGACTTCCGGTAATGTATGCACCGGCAGACTTGGATATATGGAATCCTGACGATGAGCAGGCGCAAACAATCCTGAATGGGTTGCAGACACAGGTACGCAATATCCGCAGGGATGAAATGGAGGGCGTAGTTCTTCCAGATGGCTACCGATTGGAACTATTGAGTACCGGAGGTAGCCGACAATTTGATACAAACGCAATCATCAACCGCTATGATAACCGTATTGCAATGACGGTGCTGGCGGATTTTATATTTTTAGGGCATGAACAGAACGGCAGTTGGGCGTTGAGTTCCGATAAAACAGAGCTGTTCTCAATGGCGTGTGGTGCGTTCCTTGATATTATCTGCGAAACATTCAACGGCCAGGGAATCCCAGCTTTGATTGATATTAACGGAGACCATTTCAAGGGCATTACTGATTATCCTAAAATGACGCATGGAGATATTGAGGATGCGGACATTGCAAAGGTATCAACATTCATCAAGGATATGACCGGCATCGGTGTACTTGTTCCTGATGATGGATTGGAAGATTACATCAGACAGGTGGGACATTTACCGGAGAGAACCACAGACACGAGAACACCTGATGAAGTAAGAGAGGAACAGCAGTCGCAGAGCCAACCACCAGAAAGCGTAACAGCGGCAGGGAAACCGCCAAAGGATGGCGATGGAGAAATACCGGGCGATGTAACCGAAGCGGCTAAACGGAGGCTAGGGAGGTACTAATCATGGCAATACTGATAAGGCCTGGAAAGAGATTCAGAAAAGCCAGAGCCGGTAACGGTGCGGAAATTCTGAAAAAGTTGGAGGATTACCTAAAATCAGCCAGCACAGAGCCGGTTGAATTGTTATGCGGATTCTGGAAAGACCAGTCAAACGCCATCACGTATCAGGAATTAAGGCAGGCAGTGCTTGATGGGGAACTGGACGAAAAGACAGCCGATGAATGGATGCAAGACTATTCGTTAATGGTGCAGGGAAAACTCAACAGTATGTGGCAAAATGCAATCGTAGCCGGTTCCACCAGCCAGCCGATAATCCAAGCTCTTGCAGACACGGATTATATTTTCTCAACGGAACAGGTTATTGGATGGATACAGGAAAGAGGAGCCGAACTTGTGACGCAGTGCACAGATACGCAGAAAGAGGCAATCAAAGTATTCCTGGAGAAAACAGTCCGGGAAAGACATTCGGTTGATGAATTGGCGAAGATGATTCGCCCATGCATTGGATTGACGAAGCCGCAGGCAAAGGCAAATCTCAAGTACTATGAAAATATGGTCAAGACCTTGAGAGAACAACATCCGAGAATGAAAGCAGAAAGCATCCAGAAGAAAGCCAGGGCAGCCGCAACAAAGTATGCGGAACGTCAGCACCGGCAAAGGGCAGACAATATCGCACAAACAGAAATGGCATATGCTTATAACAAGGGAGCCGATGAGAGCGTGAGACAAGCGCAGGAACAGAAACTTATTGGCGAAGTTGTGAAGAGGTGGAGCACATCAGGCGATGATATGGTGTGCTCTTTGTGCAGTTCCTTGGAGGGCGTGGAAATTGGCATGGATGAGGAATTTTCTTTCAAGGGAATAGGAACCAAAGTTACAACCGACCTCACACCACCAGCGCATCCGAGATGTGCGTGCGCTATTGAATACATAGAGGTCACACCTGATAAAAATAAAAAGTAGAGGAGGCGAGAAATCATGCAGAAGTTTTCAGAGTTGATAAATAAATCAACAGAAGATGGAACCAGAAAGAAGAAAAGACCAGCAGTCCAGAAAGGACGATTCAAGATTGCAAAATCTGATGATGATAAGATGCTTGCGTTTGGATGGGCGAACGTATCAATCACAGCCGATGGGGAACTGATAGAAGATTACCAGGAGGACATCATCGAGCCGGAGGAGCTTGAAAGTGCTGCTTACAAGTTCGCAGAGCTGTACCGGGAGGGCGGAGAGATGCACGAAAGAGGCGGAGCCGCAGTCCTTATCGAATCGGTGGTATTCACAGAAGAGAAAATGAAAGCAATGGGAATCCCGGAGGGCACGTTACCTGTCGGATGGTGGATAGGCTTCAAGGTACTTGATGAGGATGTCTGGGAAAAGGTCAAGAGTGGCGAATACCCGATGTTCTCCATTGAGGGAGAAGCAGAGCGAGTGGAGGTCGAGGAAGAATGACAATACTTGCAGGAATAGGAATTTTCATTGCTGGCGTGGCTGTTGGGATGGTTTTAATATCCCTAAGCGCAGTCACAAGAAAATATTTAGATGAAAAATAATAACGGTAATACAGGGAAACATCCGAAAGGGTGTTTTTCTTGCATTATAAAGAATCTTTAAGAAAGGAGCAGAGCAATGGCAACAAAATTGAAAAACCTCAAAATCACAAAAGTTGATTTTGTGGACGATGGAGCCAATCCAGAGGCACACATCCGATTGTTCAAAAGCAAAGACGGAGTGGAGCCGCCACATGATGAGGGAGCAGAGAAGAAACCGAATATCTGGAAACGTTTGATTACGGCAATCACAAAGGCCGCAGGGAGCGAAACAGATACATCGGAGCTGGAAAGTGTGATAGATGATATTCAGAAGAGTTCGGAGAGCTTCGGAGAAAGAATAGCCGAAGTCAAAAACCGGAAAATTGCAGATGAAATCTGGGATATCTGTTACGCTCTCCAATCTTCTCTGTGTTCTATCCTGAATGATGAGGACATGGATGGAACCAGTGCAGCAACAGCAATGCAGGAAAGCCTTGACGAATTTTATGAGTTTAGCAAAGAAGCAATCTCACAGTGGTCCAGCGGTAAGGCAACCAACATTGTGAAGAAAGAAGAGGTTACTGCATCAGACCTGGAGATGATGAAATCCGCTCGTAGCAGATTGGATGATACTATCGAAAAGGCAGAAAAGGCACAGGAGGAACCTGGAGCCGAAGAACCAAAGAAAAAGGACCAGAACAAAAATCAGAACAATGCGAAAGGAGCAGAAGAAATGAAAATCGACAAGAGCAAACTTACACCTGCAGAACTGGCTTTTTTACAGTCCATTGAGAAACGTTACGGTGAAGAGGAGGGCGCAGGAGCAGAGGGCGTAACTCCACCGGCGCAGAATACAGACCCTACACCAGCAACAGGAGTTGGCAAGTCCAACACACCTGCACAGGGAACAGATGGCGGAGAGGATATCTACAAGGGTATGCATCCGGCAGTAAGAGCAGAGCTTGAGAACTTAAAGAAGTTCAGAGAGGCAACAGAGGAGCGTGAGCTTGAGGATGTTGCTAAAAAGTATGAAATCATCGGAAAGAAGAAAGAAGAACTGGTACCGGTGCTCAAAAGCCTGAAAGCCGCAGGAGGCACAGCATACACAGATATGATTGCTGTACTCGATGGAGCTGTTGCAGCTGTTGAGAAATCCGGTGCTTTTACTGAAATCGGTAAATCCGGTGGGGCTGGCACAACAGATGGTGCGGCATGGACTAAGGCAGAAACCCAGGCGGCAGAGATTATGAAGTCAAAGAACGTGACAAAGGCACAGGCACTTGACGAAGTATTCCGCAACGACCCAGAGCTTGCGGCAGAATGTGAAAAGGAGGACTAAGAGATGGCAGATTATTTCGGCACAAGTATCAATGAAAGCCCTACTATCGTGATGGAGGCAGGACAGAAAATTGAGGGAGCACAGGGAATCGCACTGATGATTAAGGACGGAAAGGTTGAGAAGCCTACAGCCGGTGCAAACGTCATTGGTTTATCCCTTTTTACAAACGATGAAACAATCGAGGCTGGTTCCGATGTTGATATTCAGGTAAAAGACATCGGAAAATGGATTGCTGGCGAGGCTGTAGCTGTTGGAGATGAGCTTACAACAGATGCAGAGGGAAAAGCTGTAAAGGCTAAAGCTGGCAACTTTATTTCAGCGATTGCTCTTAGTGCAGCAACCAAGAAAGACAGCGTAGTAAAAGTTCAGCTTGTAAAAGCAGGATACAAACCAACAGAGTAAAAAGAACAGGAGGACTATAAACGATGGGTAACACAAGAGAAGTAAACGGAAATGCGGCGATTCTTGCCAGAATCAATAAGGGATGGAAACCTAACCGCTATTTAACAAACATGAGCATGGCTTATTTTGCTGACCCGAAAGACCATGTTGCGACTAGCATTTTCCCGATTTGCCCGGTGGATTTCTCTACCGGATTTTATTATGAATTTCTGAAAGGCGACCTTGCAAGAGATAATGTTGCAAGAAAGCCTGCTTTCGGAAAGGTAGCACCGGCAAAAATGGGACACACAGATAACAGCTACAAATGTGTTGTAGACCAGGTTATCGTAGGCATTGACCAGATTGGAGCCGTAAACTATCAGCGAGCAGGAGTACCGGCATCCATCGACCCAAGACGTAGCAAGGTACGTTTTGTATCAGAACAGCAGTTACTCCACCTTGATATTTTATTCGCAGAGAACTTCTTTAAGACAGGAATTTGGGCGAATGAGTTTACAGGTATCGCATCTGGCACACCAAGTGGCAACCAGTTCCTGAAATTCAACGATGCGAATTTCGACCCGGTTAATTTCTTCGATGCAAGAAAGAGAGAAATCAAGCTGGCAGGCAGACGTATGCCAAATAAGTTAAGCCTTGGCTACGATTCATTTATTGCATTAAAGAATCACCCGGACATCCTGGAGCGTGTGAAGTACACAGGCGGTACAGCAAACCCGGCAATCGTAAATGAGCAGGTGCTTGCACAGGTACTTGGCTTTGAGGAAGTAAAGGTCCTGGAGGCAACATACAATGCCGCAGAGGAGGGACAGCCGGACGATATGAAGTTCGTATGCGAATCTGATGGAGCACTGCTTACCTACACAACAAATGCACCGGCTATTGATGAGCCATCGGCAGGATACATTTTCACATGGGATATGCTCGGAAACGGAAACTATATGGCAACAGACCAGTTCGAGGGCGAGGGTGGTACTCATTCAGAGTTCATCGAGGGCTTAATGTCTACTGACATGAAGAAAACATCTGACGACCTGGCTTGTTACTTGTCAAAGTGTGTGTAAGCAGTAAGGAGGTACAGCGATGAGCTATGTTTGTGCAAAAGCTCTTCGTATCAGCGGTGTCGATTATGCCCCTGGGGATGCAATCCCTGATGGGGCAATCCGCCCTGAAAGAGTAAGAGCATTAAAGGCGACCGGATTTATCGGGGAACTTACAGAAGCGATAGCACCGTCAGCCAATGAAAATGAAAAAGAAGCTATCGAGCAGGTAAATATTCCGGTAAAGGCGGAAGATGGCAGAGAAATGGAGGTAGCACTTGTGCTTTCGGCAGTTGTGAAAGTATTTGAAGTTATGCAGATGCCAGAAGAAGATGCCGTCAAAGAAATTGCAGGAATTGAGGACGAGAACACACTTATCACGATTCATGCTACAGAGAGCAGAGATGCGGTAAAAACGGCGGCTAAGTCCAGAGCCGTTGAATTAAGCACAGGCGGCAAGAAAAAGGCAGCCACAGGCGGTAAGAAGTCCACAAAGGGCAATGCAGAGGACAAAGCCAAAGATACGGCAGAAAAGTAAAGGTGGTGCATGAATATGGCAACAGGAAGTTACAGTTATAACCCGGCAGACCTTAAAGAAAACACGATGAGCCGTATGCGATTTGAGCTTGGCGATACGATGGTGCAGGGAGCCGAAAATACTTGTGCGGTAACGGATGAGGAAATCAATGCTGCCATTGAAATGTACCCGAAGTCGTGGAAGAGGGCAAAGCTGATGCTGGTAGAGAGTATCTACCGGCGTTTTTCGTATGAGGTCGATACAAAGACAGGACCATTATCTTTGAGCCTACACGAAAGGGCGGAAACATGGAAAGAGGCATACGAGGCATTGAAGAAAGAAGTCAAAGCTGAAAATATTTCCGTTCCAGCATTTTCAGGAAATGCAGGCAAAAAACCACCGTATTTCTTTACCGGTATGCAGGAGAATGAAAGGACGAAGCAGGGATGATAAATGCAAACATGATGTATTTAAGACCTGGCAACCTTTTCAAAGAATTTGTGATTGAGGACAATCGGCAGAAAGTGACATCCACCGGTCGAGTAGTGAATGACCACAAGGGGGACGGAGTGAAAACCCTGTACGGATGTCTTGCTGA